AATTGGGATACTCTTCAAGGGCATATCTTTTATATCCATAAACACCAAGATGCCAATCACCATATCCTTGCATACCTCTACCGCACCACAGTACTTTGTCCTTTGCCCTTACTAATTTTACACTATTTGGATCATTAAGTACACTATTTTTTAGCTGTGTTATAACAGTTGTGACTGAATAATATTTTAGCATTTTTTCTGCTGCTTTTATCATATCAATTGTCACATCTGGCATATCACCTTGTACATTAATAAACTGATCGTAGTGCTGAAAAAACAATGTGTTAATAGCGCCTGCACATCTTTCAGTGCCGTTTTCATATTCTGCTTGATCTATCCAACATTTATTGGGGCCAAACAATTCAAAAATACGCATATCATCTGTAAGTACATATGTCGGCATACCTGATGATGCACATGTTTCATATACACGCTTGATCATAGGAATACCATCTAACATAGCAAGAGGTTTACCAGGAAAGCGCGTGCTGCCGTATCTAGCCGGTATAAGAATAGCGGTAGATGTCATCTATTATCCTTTCAAAGTCTTCTAGCCGTACCATATTTGGCCCATCGCTGGGTGCATTATCTGGATCTGAATGTACCTCTAAGAAAAAATTAGACACTCCCAAAGCAGCGGCAGCACGAGTAAGGCCTGCAACGTTATCACGATTACCGCCAGACGAGTCGCCGAGCCCACCGGGTCTTTGACAGGAGTGTGTAGCGTCAAAAACCAATGGTACACTGTAATTATTACGCATGTACTGCATGCCATTAAAATCGACCACCAAAGTGTTATAGCCAAAACTTGTTCCTCTCTCTGTTATCCATACTTCTTTCGCATAAGTTGTTTTAGATAAAATGCCTTTTACATCCCATGGTGCAAGGAATTGGCCTTTTTTAATATTGATTATACAATCTGTTTCACATGCTGCTAGAATAAGATCAGTTTGTCTACACAAGAATGCAGGTATTTGTAGTACGTCTGCAACGCTACGACATCTACTTACTTGACCTTCTGTATGAACATCAGTTAAAATCTTTACTCCTAGTATTTCTTTTAATGTCATAAAGTCAGCTAGGGTAGCATCTATTCCCACACCACGTTTACCATCCATATTTGTTCGATTAGCCTTATCAAAGCTTGCTTTAAAGTAATAATCAATGCCATACTTATCACAAACGCGTTTGCATTCTTTAGCAATCTCTGATGACTGCGCTAACGATTCGTGTTGACATGGGCCTGCAATAATTCTCACTGTATAACTCCATTCTTATAAGCATACTCTAATGCGTTATTGGCTTCTACTTCCATTGGTCTATTCTCATACCAATTGCCAGTCTCTTTATCAAACTGTTTACACATATCTACTATTTGATTAGCCGTGATTGGATAACCACGCTCGATAGCTTTGCCACTGATTGCTATCATAATACGATACATTTGGCTGTACCAACCTGTACCTGATATAGTTATATATTGTGCTGCTAATGGCTTAGGCCAGAAAGGACAGTCATGATAGCTTGACCACACAATATCTGTGTTATCCATTTTACCTTTACGGTATTCAATGATCTGATCTTTCCATGCATCAGGTAGACGATCTAGAAAGTTCTTACTGTCTTGCTTGTCCTGATAGGGCCATTTGGCCATTAGTTCGTAAGGATCAACAGGTCTACCATGTCTGTTACTAAATACGAAGTTGTGAGCACCAGCATAATCTGCAGGAACAAAATACATCCGAGAGAGGTCTTTAGTCTGTTTATCTCCGATTGAACCGATTTCGGACTGGAGTGCATACCAAAAGGATTTGATTCTATCACTTTCAATCGCCTCCGTAGTTGGGAAGACCAGGCGAAACTTAGGTAAAGACTCAGTAGAACTAGCAGTACTATAACACACCCAACGCCAATGGCCAAATTTGTCAATGAGAACATTTTTTAAGTCCCCCTCAAATTCGTGATCATCAACGTCAACAGCACACCAAGATCCCCAAGCAACGACATTTTTGTTTGATCTAGTCGTACCATAAACATAAGTAGCCGGTGATATAAGTTCAGCATCTTTTTTCCCCTCTAGTGGTCTCTCAGATAATTTATATAAAAACTTCTCAAATTTGTCCCAAGACTCAAAGTCCATACGACGATGAGTTTTGTTGTCAAACTTGCTTTTAAATACAGTCAGTGAATACATTACGCAAAAAATTCTTCCAATGATGCTACAGGTTCAGGTGTCCAACCCACAGCATCTAGAATAGGAACTAAGGGTTCGACAAACGTCTTCTCAAACATTATACCATAGTCTACATACTTATGTAAACCATATTCTTTAGGTAAAGCGCCAGGAAATGAAATAACATTCTCCTGGATAGGATTGTTTGCCCTCAAGTAGCAGAACTTGATCTTTTCACCGTTTTTGATAGACTCGTATTTCTTAGTCAAAGCAAGATTGTTTAGTTGGTTATTGTACAGCAATGATCCGCGGACATGAATTGGTGTACCTTTTTTATATATGCTTAATGCATCACGGAACTTATCAAGTCCATTTACACCGCGGGGAAAGGATACGAGCTCAGGATCTAAGTCAAAGAATGTCTTTTTAAAGTCTGCAATAAACTTGTGAGTATCATCTTGAGTACCGTTAATAATGACCTTAAAGATCTCTTTAAACTTATCACGACAGACTTCAGGAGTAGAAGATTTGATAGCTTCAATGCCCATGATCTTTAGTTTAGGTTCAGCGTATTGCACACCTTCAGAGTTATGCACATTTAGAATGTACCGTTTCTTGGCAGTCCAAATGCCGCGGTCAGCAATAACCTCACGCGCCATCTCCATCCGAGGTGTATAACCATTAGTTACGTAATAAAACTGGTTGTAAGAATTTTTAAGGATAGTCTCAAAGTGTTCTTGGCATATCTTATCTAAGAATTTGACAGGATTGTTTGGCTGGTACTTTTCAACTAAAGGACCCATGTTGATATAGACCGAGTCAGTATCAATAGCCACAACATAGTCATGATCAGTACCAAGCAGTTTATTCATCTCATTATTCATTGCCTGTTCAGCCCAGCGGATAACAGTTTGACCAGTTAGGGTAACCGATTCAGCAAGTGCAAAGTTAAAGTACTTAAACCACTTGTTGCCAAGTGCACCATACAGAGAGTTCAGAAGGATCTTAATAGCCATCTGGCTGTTCTCAAGCTGGTTAATCTTAGACTCTAATGATTTGTCTTTAGTCTTTTCATATTCAGACTGAGTATCAAGCATTTCACGTTTGATTGTCGACCGTTCAGAATAAAAATCAGTAATAATTTCTGGAATGATCCCTTGTTTATTCTTTTGAAAGGGAACACCAGATGCACATACAGAATACTCATTACTAATAGCTTTAGAGCGATCATGCTCATTCAGGTAATAGTCAGGTCCTTGTGGAAACCGGATAGTCTGGTCGTTAAGAAAACACTCAGGTGAAATGTTTGATTGAACAATAATGTTAGGGTACAGTGAGTTTAAGTCAAAAGATACTACCCAATCATGTGAACCAACCTGTGGAGGTTTGACGTAACCACCCATCACAGCATCTGCTTTATCGCCATTGTCATATACACGTTCACCGACAGTCTTGTAAGGAACCTTTTCAATCTGCTCAAGAGGGCAAACAACATTATTAGCCATCAGGCGGCGGTAAATAATAGATTCCCAGATAGCAGTAGTACCAAATGTATCCTGAATATTCACGCCACCTTTATATGCCATAGTCAAGGCAAGAGAAATCAAACCCATCTTCTGGTCAATACGGTCAACCAGTTGTACATCTTTGATGTTATAATCAATAAACTTCTGGTGATCCTCTTTGTACAGTGTGTACAGGTTGCCGTGCTCCTCGTAGGACAGCTTCTTTTCACCAACTACTACTTGACCTATGTGGTCAAGCTTGTAAGACTCTTGAGGACCGTAAGAATAACCAAACTTCTTGAATAGCTCAAGGTAGTCGGCTTGTTGGATACCTACGAGCTCGAAGGCAGGAAGCATACGACCACGAGAATTGACATTACGTTCATTGACAAGATTCCATGGTGAGAGTGTCCGAGCTGCTTGCTCGGTGCCAAGGCCTGCGATACGGTTAACAATATATGGAACGTCAAAGAAGCGGGTGTTCCAACCAGTAATAACGTCCGGATAATTCTTAGTCCAATACGCTAAGAACTTGGCAAGCAGTTCAGTTTCAGACTCACAATAGTGGTACTGAATTAAGTCACCTTGAAGATCAATCTCAGTCTTGGCAGGATCATACTCGTCAAGTCCCCATACCTGATAGACAGAGGACTTACTAGATTTTAATGCAATGGATATAATCGGATATGCTGCATGCTCTGGTTCAGGGAAACCATCGTCAGAGGCAACCTCAATATCAAAGTTAACCACATTTACGTGGTTCATATTGAAGCCTATATCTTTAGGAAACTTTTCGGTAATAAACTGATGGATAAAGTTACGAGTACCATACATACGCTGGTTCTCAATACCTGTCATGTCTTCCATCTTTTGTTTAGCAGCAGCCATGCTTGGATATTTGACTCTCCGAAGGTTTTCACCATAGAAAGACTTAAAGACAGTCTGCTCCCGGATGGGATAGAAGAGAGATGGCTCAAACTTGTACTTCTGTTTAATTGCCGTACCGTTATCTGTGTATCCACGGTAGAGGATAGAATTGCCGTATCGATTTACTGATGTATAGAATGTCAAATGAATACCTCCGTTAAGTGTATTCTATCATAATTTAAGTAGAATGTAAACAAAAAAGGGGCCGAAGCCCCTAATTTTATTTTTTTTCTGAAACGAATGAATACATCTCTTTGGCTTTTTCCATCAAGTCATCCATTGTATACATTGCGTAAGATTCTTTGATGTCTTCTAAAGTCTTTTTGCCTTCATTTACCATGTTTTCAGCAAATTGAATATTCATATGGTATTGTTGATCCATATATTCTTTTGCAAGTTGTAGCATTTCTGCACGGATTTCAAATGGATTTTTATTAGACATAATAGTCTCCTTTATGTGTTGTGTGTTTACATGAAATGGGAGGCTAACCGTGGCCTCCCGCGCACTTATTAAGTAGTGACCCTTACTT